CGGATGCGCGAACGCTCCGTGCGACGCAACGGCATTGTCCCCGTCGAGTGTGGCGTACGGACACGCGGGGCAGTAGTAGTTCGGAAGTCCGGCCCAGTCAGGCCCCCTGAACGACGTCTTGGCCATATTCACATTGGAGAGAGCTTCGGCCTGCGCCTTCGCCAGCTGCTCCATGTACGGCGACGAGTACGCCACGTCGCTCGCGGGAGCGTCCTCAGTCGGTTGACTCTGCGCTCCTAGTACCACTTCTCCCTCCTGCGTCTTGATAACCTTCTCCGCCACCCTATTACACCTCCTTGGTGACCGAGGCGTTGAACCCAATCAACACGCGGTCATTCTGATCCCGGCCAATGAGGGCAGGGCTTGAGTTAGGACGGATCTCCAAGTACCGGACGCCGCTGAGGAGCTGATTTGTCACACGGCTCAGCGCAACCCAGGCCTGTTGGACCTTAGCCCTTACGGACTCATAGTCCGCTCCGCGACCGATGATCTGCAGCTGCGGCCGTTCACGGACAGGTCCGGTAGATGCTCCGTCGTTCTGATACTCAGGTGCCATGCCGGGATATTCGGAGACGGTCAGGATAGTGTAGTCGGGATCCTCGGGTCGCGTTCCCAGGAACAGATCGTTCCCCTTTTGCCCAACCTGCTGCGCTTCGAGATAAGCCCCGACTTCGTCAAGGAGCATTATTGGATCCCCTGTTCATTGAGGTCCGCCATGATCCGGCGTTCAGCACGCCCTGATCCGACCTCTTCCCGTACAGGGCCTTCAAGGAACTTGGCCTGCCCGTTGCTGTGGTGCATGTTCAGGTCTTCGTGAACGCGCAGAGCGTACCCCAGTGCAGACCCACCGTAGGCCAAGCGGAACTTGACGCCGTGGAGCCCCTCGTACTCGGGACCCTCAACCCTGCCAGAAGCGCGCAAAGCACCAGTAGCGACCGGAACTAGGCGCTTCGACATGGTCATCTCGGTCTCAGCTTCCCTGTCAACCGCAGCGACAGTGCCCTTGTTGACACGGGTTACCATGGCCTGGAGCTTCTCGAAGAAGTCGGTCCTTACCGAGACTTCGATGCCGCCGCCCGCCATCAGGTGTTTACCTTCGTTGCGTACGATCCGTCCTCATCCTGGATCGACTCCACGGACAGGATTGACGGCTGCCTGCCGTCGGGGAGCGTAATCCGCGAGAGGAGCGGAATTCTGACGGACGTGGACAAGTAGATTGTGGTGTTCGAAACGCGTTCGAAGCCGTCCTGATCGCGAATCATGGTATTGACCTGTTCGATTCGCGCCTGATATTCGACAGGATCACCGTAAACGACCCGCGAGTACGCGGACCTGCTGTCGGGCAGCTCTAGGATGATCGTGTCGGGCATCAGAAGCTGGAGGTCGTAGTCGATCATAGCGTGTCAGGACTAGTAAGCGGTTGAAGCGTTTCGAAGTCCTGGAGATCCCGTCTGAAGAACGGGTCGACTCTGTCGGGATCCTGGGCCTTCTGGAGCTTGTCGGCTTCGCTAATCCCCCCAGCGTAAGGTACCGGTAGCCCTTGACCGCCAACGGTCTTCGACTTCGACCAGAGGTTCTGGGCAAGGGTCATGTAGTGCTCTTGTCGACGGCCGGCCGAGAGGCTAAGCCCCCCGACCGACTTGTCAACCTGCCTAGCGTACTTCGCGGCGATCGTTTCAGCAGTACGGGCCGCAGCTCGGAGCACGTCTGAGGACTCACTCGTGAGGAGGTATTCGATCTCCTCGTCGTTGACCTGCGGGTCAGCTTCGATGACGTCCTGAACGTGAAAGCGAACTGCGTCCTTGGTGCTGCTTGCTGGATCGCCGGAGTACGTCCAGGCCATTGGGGGCGCTAGCCCTTCTTCTTCTCGGAGGCGGGGGAGGAGTCGGCATCGGTCTTTGCAGCGACCTCAGCCGGCTCCTCCTCGGTGGCAGCTGCAGGAGATGCCACTTCGGCCTCCTCGCCGTCTTCCGCCGTCGAAATGGAGGGGTCGCCCTCTGCAGGCGGCTCCTCGTCCTCTCCCTTGGACCCGTCTTCCTCCCCTTCGGAAGGAAGTTGAGCAGGCTCCGACGAGGGAGAGTGCGTCTCGGCCTGCTCATCCGAACTGTCGTCCGTGCCTTCGGCGTCGGGCTCCTCCTCGGCCAGGGCAGCCGCTGCGGCCTCCTCAGCGTCGGCATTGACCTTGTCGCGTTCGGCGGCCGCTTCGGCTTCGGCCCTTTCGCTCGCTGCGAGGGCCTCTTCCTTGGCAGCCTGCTCATCCTCGGAGAGCTGGGCGTCCGCTTCGGCCGCTGCTGTTTCCGCCTCCTTGGCGGCTGTAGCTGCGGCCTTGTCGGAAGCCTTGCTCGCCTTAGCGAACTCGGCAGCCTGATCGGACGTGACCTTCCCCTTGTTGGGGATGGTCGGCTCGCCCGATTCAAGACTGTCGGGTAGGGGTTCGGAGGGGATTCCCTCACTTACCTCTGCGGTCTTCTGGACGGAATCCGGTAGCGGGATGGCCATTCCCCGCCGAACGAGAACATCCGGGTTGGTCGGATCCTCGACAGTGTCACCGGTGCTGTACACGATGCCGTTGTCGAGGGTCACTGGCCTCGGCGAGACGATCAGGTACTTCATCTCCCACCTACTGTCAGGCGACGGCGGTGGTGAAGAAGACTCCCAGATCGCTGGCGACGAGCTTGACATCGAACGCCATCTCGCCCTCGACGCGGTCCGCCTTGAGATGGTCCATCCGGAACCGCGAGATGCGATTGCCGAACGCGCCAGCCCCGAGGTAGCCGGTCCAGGAGAAGATGTACCCCGCCGACGGGATCAGGAGCCCGGGGTTCGGCGCCGCATACGACAGGAGCGCGCTCTTGCCGTACATGAACGACAGGGCGTCGGTCGCCCCTTCTGCCGCCGTGTTCTCGATGACCATCGGGACGAGGTAGTTGTCGACCTCGAACAGGCTCGCGAGCAGGTCCGTTGTGACCTGGCCACGCTGGGTGTACTTGATGCGGTCGATCACTTCGGGGTGATCGAGGAGCTTCTGGTGGACCTGAGGCCCGACCGTCAGCGTGTTGGGCATGAGGCCCGTCTTCTGTGCCACGAGGTACCGCTGGGCGCGGATGTCCTCAATCGGGGTCGAAGTGGACACGTTCCACTGAAGGAACTGGTTCGCGGTCGGGCCAGCCGCGACGCCAGCCTGATCCGTGTTGCCCCAGATCGACGTACCGAAGTACGCCGCGATGAAGCGCTTCTCCCGGAGGATCTGGAGGTCGCGGGACACGAACTCGGTCGCATCGCGATCGAGGTCGAGCACCGGCGAGTCCTGACGTGCGCGATCCTGATCGGCGACGTCCTTGTGGACGGCGAACACGCGGGCCCCGTAGGTGTCCGTGGTGATCGTCCAGGAGGTGCCGACCGACTCGGTCGCTGGTGCCCGTTCCTTGGCGGCGGAACGGAACCAGTTCCCCTTGTCGTACTTGTAGTACAGGTCCGACTGCTTGTCGACCGGCACCACGGGGAACACCTTGTCGGCGATGAACTCGGCCTGCGACTGCATGTACGCAACCGAGATGTTCGTCAGGGGCTTGTTGACGTGAAGGTCTGACCCCGTCGGCTGAGCCATTGTGCGGTTACTCCTTTCTCAGCTGATCGAGGCTAGATGGTGCCGCGGCGATCCAGGAGGACCGCAATGAGCACGCCAGCACCGCCGGCGGACTCGAGTGCGACCCCGAGACCCTGGTTCGTCGAAACGCCGAGGATCGCACGCCCGGAGGCGTCCGACATGATCTCGTTGCCGGCCGTGACTGCCGCGCCGGCGACCACCTTGGAGATGCCGTCGTGCGTCAGCTCGCCGACCTGCCCCGAGGTGGGCTTGTTCTGGAGGACTCCGATGGCGCGACCGCCGTTGGAGGCGAGGGCAAGCTGCCCCGACGAGTTGACGTCGACGAACTTGTACTGGTGGGTGCTGAGATCGGCCGACGCCAGGAGGCTGATCTTGAAGCCGGGCTGCTCGTAAGACACGGTTCCTCCTTACGACCGAGTCAGCGTCTCGGCGTAAAGCCGAGCGCCTTCGGGGGTGGCGAGGGCCTCTGAGAAGGCCTGCTCCTTGGTGAGGGTGGGCTTGCCCTTGCGGATCTCTTCCGCCATGGCCTCGAGCCGGCCGTTGGGTGCGCTCGCCGACCCGTTGCCGCCGCTTGCGCCGGAGCCGATCTCCGAGAACGCCTGGGACGTCTTCACCTGCTCGGCAGCGGCCTTCTGGGTGTCGACGTAGTCCCGGAACTCCTCGGACTCTTCCCCGAACGTCTCGGCGAGCACCTGGAGGACGTGGACCTGCTTGTCGATGCCGCCGACGAACGGGGCACCCGCGTCGCGGTTGCGAACGACTTCGGTGAAGCGTTCGACCTGCCGCTCGGTCGTGAGGACCTTGAGGGCGGACTCCGCACGATCCCCGCGCGTCTTCTCCGCCTCCAGTGCCTCGGCGAACGACTCCGTCGCCGTCCTGATCTGCTGCTCGACGTACGACTCGATGGCCGACGCCTGAAGCTCGCTGAAGCCCTCGGTCATCTGGACTGACTCCTCCTCTTCGGGCTCGTCGCCCTCGTCGTCGCCCTCCTCGGGCGCGTCATCTTCGGAAGTGTCCTCGG